CGCGCGCGGAACATCGCGGCACTGCATCCACCGCCTGCCGCCACTGCCGCCATGAAAACCTTCACCCCGCCGCCCATCACCGGCTACCGCGCGCTGACCGAGCAAGAGGTTGTCCAGATCAACGCCGTCAAGGCCCATGGCGAGAACCTCGCTGTGCTGGTGGATGCGGTCAAGGCTTTGCCTGGCATTGATGCCCGCTGGCTCGCCATCGGCCAGACCGACCTGCAAAAAGGCCTGATGGCCATCACCCGCGCCATCGCGCGGCCCACCACGTTCTGATGCCCTGCCATGAACCTGCCCACCCTGCGTCCGCCGCGTCTCATCGGCTGGCTGATCGCCGCCGTTCTGCTCACCGCCCTGGTCTGGTGGGTGGCGCCGCAGCAGCTGCCGGTCACCGTCTACAAAGCCAGCCTGGTCGCCCTGGCCGGCGTGCTCGGCTACTGGCTGGACCGCAGCCTGTTCCCCTACGCCCGCCCCGACGACCTGCTGGAGTCCCTGGGCCCCAGCACCCTGGCGCTGGCTGCCGCCATGTTGCGCCGCGCCCTCATCGTCGCCGCCGCCATGTTGGCCATGGGCCTGGGCGCATGAAACACCCCCCCCGAGAGCGCACCGCCCCTGGTACGCGCCAAGAAGACTCAATGCTGGCCAAGGGGCGCCGCAAGGCGGCCGGCATTGAGCGCAGCGGAGCCTGACCATGCGCCGCCGCCGCTCCCTCATCGATCTGTTCTGGCTCGCCTGCCTGCTGGTGCTGCTGGCCGCGCTGCTGCCCGTCTGCCAGGCCCAGGTGCCCGAGTCTGCCGTGAGGCACCGCGCCGACCTGGTGCGTGCGGCCCACAGCCAATGGGGCCTGGGCGCCCCCATCGCCGCGCTGGCCGCCCAGGTGCACCAGGAGAGCGGCTGGCGCGAGGGCGCCGTCAGCCGCGTGGGCGCCGCCGGCATGGCGCAGTTCATGCCGCAGACGGCGACCTGGTGGTGCGGACTCCAGGGCCAGACGGCCGACCAATGCCAGCCCACCAACCCCACCTGGGCACTGCGCGCCCTGGTCGGCTACGACTATTGGCTCTACCAACGCACCCCCGCCCACTACGCGCCGGCTGATCGCCTGTGGGTCGCCCTGCGCGCCTACAACGGCGGCCTGGGCCACTGGCAGGCCGAGGCCCGCGCCACCGGGCGGACCCAACCCACGCGCCAGCAGGTCGACGCCGCCTGCGGCCGCGCCCGCCGCGCCGCCCTGCATTGCCCCGAAAACCTCGGCTACCCCCACCGCATCCTCCGCGTGCTCGCGCCCCGCTACGCCACGTGGGGCGCGGCCCTGCCCGGTTAAAACGCCATGGCCCTCGCTCCCATCCTCTCTCGCCTCGCCGGGTCTGCGGCCGCCTGGCTGCGCGGCGGCGGCGCCCCCATCGTCGCCGCGCTGGTGGCCGTTGCCGTCAGCCTGGTGGCCACCGGCGGCGCCTGGCTCACCGCCCGCATCGAGAGCCAGCGCAACACCCAGCTCACCCAGCGCCTGACCGCCACCCAGACCTCGCTCGAGGGGGCCCGGCTCGGGCTCGCGCAGGTCACCCATCTGCGCGCCGCGGCCGACCGCGCCAACGCCCAGGTGGCAGACCTGCTGATCACCAACGAGCGACTCAAACAGGAGGCCGCCCATGCCCTCGCCAACGTCACTACTGGCCGCGCTTGCCTCGGCGCTGCTGCTGTGCGCGTGCTCAACCGCGCCCCCGGCCTCACCGTCGCCGCTGTGCCCGGTGCCGCCGCCCCCGCCGGCGGCGCTGATGCAGCCGCTGCCACCGCTGCCGCCGATCCCATCGACGCGCAGGACGAGGCCATCGTCACCGACACCGCCATCGGCCAATGGGCCATCCAGGCCGGCGCCCTCTACGAAGCCGCCCGCGCCCGCCACGCCGGGTTGACCGACTACGCCCGCGCCGTCTCTGGCCAGGAGCCCGCCCCATGACGCCAGACGACATGTCACGGTACGAACTGATCATTGCCATCATCGCCGTGGTCAACATCTGCATCACGATCGCCGTGTTCTGGGGCAACCGCAGCAAAGCGGCATCGTCCCGCCTCGATGACATGCAGACCGACGTCGAGGCCAAGCTCGACCGCCTGGGCCGCGAGCTGCGCGAGGCTGTCACCGGCCACTCGATGCGCCTGGAGCGGCTCGACACCCACATCAGCCGCATGCCCAGCCATTCCGACCTCTCGCAGATCTACGAGCAGGTCAACGCCGTGCGTGAAAAAGTCAGCTCCGTACAAGGCCAGCTCACCGGCATCACCGACAACCTGCGCCTCATCACCAACAAGCTGCTGGACGAGTAGCCGCCCTATGACCGACCCCGCCGATCGCCGCCGCTCGCTGCTGGCCACGCTGTATTTCGCGCCGGCCAGCACCGCCACCGCCCTGGCCCTGGCCCGCGACATGGAGCGCGTGCACAGCATCGCCACCAGCCGCGACCAGGTGCGCGGCGACCTGGCCTGGCTGCAAGAGCAAGGCCTGGTGGCGCTGCATGACGACGTGGCCCAGCTCACCGAGCGCGGCCGCGACGTGGCCCGTGGCGCGGCCGCCTGGAGCTGGTGACGTGGCCCACCCCAAAGAGGCCCGCCTCGCCGTGCGCCGCGAGTTTCTCGGCGGCCTCACGCTCGAGCAGGCCGCCGACAAAGCCGGCGTGCCGCTGGGCACCGCGCGTCGATGGAAAGCTGATGCTTTGCTGCAGGGCGACGACTGGGACAAGTTCCAGGCGGCCAGCCTCATCGTCGCTGGCGGCGGCATCGAAGCCGCCATGGGCCGCGTCGCCGCCGCCCTGGTGCTGCGCGCCGAGGCGGTCATGGCGCAGCTGCAGCAGGCCGCCGATGCCGAGGGCAACGCCCCCGACCCCATCGACACCGCCAAAGCCATCGCCAGCCTGGCCGACAGCCTGGGCAAGGCCAAGGCCGCCGCCCGGGCGCTGATGCCCGCGGCCGACCGCCTGGCCATCGAGACCGCCGCCATCAAGGGCTTTGTCGAGCTGCTGCTGCGCCTCACCCCCAGTGCGGCCGAGCCGGCCGTGGCCGCCATGGAGGCCTACGCCTCGGGCCAGCGCTAGGGCTGCCGCCATGGCCCGCGCCAACAGCCTCACCGCCCAACAGGCCGCCGCCGATCTGGCCGCCTATGCGGCCCAGCTGCGCCAGCGCATCGAGGCCGAGGTCAGCGGGTTCAGCCCCGACGCGGCCGCCAGCCGCGCGCGGCGCCAGCGGGCGCACGTGGATTTCGAATACTTCGTCCGGACCTATTTCCCGCACTACATCCGCAGCCCGCACAAAAGCCGGCTGCACGAGTACCTGTTCACGCGGCTGCCCGAGATCGTGGCCAGCCCCGCCTCGTGCCTGGACGCCATCGCCGCCCCGCGCGGCGAGGCCAAGAGCACGCTGGTCAGCCAACTGTTCGTGCTGTGGTGCCTGGTCACCGGCCGCAAGCGCTATGCCGTCATCGTCATGGACAGCATCGACCAGGCCTACCCCATGCTGGAGGCCATCAAGTCGGAGCTGGCGTTCAATCCGCGCCTGGCGCTGGACTTTGCCGAGCAGGCCGGCCAGGGCCGCGTCTGGCAGGCCGGCACCATCGTCACGCGCGGCGACGCCAAGGTGCAGGTGGCGGGCTCCGGCAAAAAGCTGCGCGGCCTGCGTCATGGCCCCTACCGGCCCGACCTGGCCGTGCTCGACGACATCGAAAACGACGAGCAGGTGCGCAGCCCCGACCAGCGCGACAAATTGCAGCAGTGGCTGACCAAAACCGTGTTGCCGCTGGGCGGTGCCGGCGCCAAGTTCGACGTCATCTACATCGGCACCATCCTGCACTACGACAGCGTGCTCAGCCGCACGCTGGCCAACCCGCTATGGAAGACTGCCCGCTTCAAAGCGTTGCTGCAGTGGCCCGACCGCATGGATCTGTGGCAGCGCTGGGAAGAGCTGCTGCGCAACGACGGCCCAGAGACCGCCCAGGCCTATTACGACGCCCATGAGGCCACCATGCTGGAAGGCAGCGTCGTCAGCTGGGCCGCGCGGCCGCTGCTGGCGCTGATGACCATTCGCGCCCGGGACGGTTACCTGACGTTCGACTCCGAGTACCAGAACGACCCGGTGAGTGGCGACAACGCCCCATTTGCCGGCGGCATCATCCAGTTTTGGGTCAACCGGCTGCCCAGCTGGATTTTTTTCGGCGCGTGCGACCCCAGCCTGGGCAAGGCCGGCAAAAGCCGCGACCCGTCGGCGCTGCTGGTGGGCGGCCTCAACCGCGAGACCGGCGTGCTCGATGTGGTGGAGGCCGCCATCCGCAAGCGCCTGCCCGACCGCATCATCGAAGACGTCATCGATCTGCAGCGCCTCTACCGCTGCGTGGTCTGGTCCATCGAGACGGTGCAGTTTCAGGAATTTTTACGCACCGAGCTCATCAAGCGCAGCGCGGCCCGCGGCATCCCCGTGCCCGCCCGCGGCGTGCAGCCTATTGCCGACAAGCTGCTGCGCATCGAGAGCATCCAGCCCCACATCAAAAACGGCCTCATCCGCCTGCACCCCAGCCAGACCGTGCTGCTGGACCAGCTCGTGCATTTCCCGATGGCCGACCACGACGACGGCCCCGACGCACTGCACATGCTGTGGGCGCTGGCCATCAGCGGCATGGGCACGCTGGCCATCGCCAGCCGGCCGCGCCTGGCCAGGCCCACCGTTGACATGAGAGGCTACGGTTAACCATGCGCCCCATCCTCCCCATCCGCTCCGAAATCGCCACCCGCATGGCGGCGTTCGATTTTTCAGTTATGGGCAACCTGTTGCCCAACCCCGACCCGCTGCTCAAGCAACTGGGGCAAGACATCCGGGTCTACCGCGACATCGCCCGCGACCCCCACGTCGGCGCCTGCGTCCGCCGCCGCAAAGCGGCCGTGCTGGCGCTGTCCTGGGACGTCGACCGCGGCCGCGCCGCCAGCCGCGCCACCAAGAGCGTGCAGGCCATGCTGGCCGACCTCGATACGGAGCGCCTCATCCGCCAGGCGCTGGACGCCTGCCAATACGGCTACCAGCCGCTGGAGGTCAGCTGGCGCCCCGGCACCGGCGGCCTGTGGGTGGATGTGGTCGAGGCCAAGCCGCCCGAGTGGTTCTGTTTTGATGCCGAGTCCCAGCTGCGCTTCAGAACCCGCGAGCAGCCGCTGGAGGGCATCCCGCTGCCGCCCGCCAAATTCCTGCTGCCCCGGCAAGACGCCAGTTACCGCAACCCCTACGGCGAGCCCGACCTGGCGCTGTGCTACTGGCCCGCGTTGTTCAAAAAAGGCGGCCTGCGGTTCTGGTTGACGTTTGCCGAAAAATACGGTGGCGCGTTCGCCGTCGGCAAGCTGCCGCGCAGCGCCCAGGCGGCCGAGCGCCAGGAGATGCTCACCGCCCTCGAGGGCTTGCTGCAAGACGCCGTGGCCACCGTGCCTGACGACGGCAGCGTCGAGATCATCGAGTCCGCCGGCAAGAGCGCCAGCTCCGACCTCTACCAGTCACTGGTCATGCACTGCCGCGGCGAGATCTCCATTGTGCAAACCGGCACCAACCAGACCATGGAGGCCAGCAGCAACAAGGCCAGCGCCCACGCCGGCCTGGACGTCGCCCACGAGCTGCGCGACGCCGACGCCGCCATCGTCACCGCCACCGTCAACCAGCTCATCCAGTGGGTGGTGGAGCGCAACTACCCTGGCAGCCCGGCACCTGTGTTCCAGATGTGGGACCAGGAGGAGCAAGACCGCCTGCAGGCCGAGCGCGACAAATCCAACTACGACGCCGGCGCCCGCTACACCAACGCCTACTGGATCAACGCCTACGGCTACAAGCCCGAGGATCTGGCGCCCGAGGCTCACTCGGCCACCGCGCCGCCTGATGCACCAGGTGCATCGGCTGCCGCCTTCGCCGAGGCCGCGCTGGCCGCCGAGCCCGCCCCCTGGGCCCCCGAGGCCGCGCAGCTGGCTGCCGCCACCCAGCCCCAGCTCGACGCCTGGCTGGCCCAACTGCGCGGCCTGGTCGACCTGGCCGAAACCCCTGCGGCGCTGCAGGCCGCCATGGTGGGCGCCTGGGGCCACCTGCCCACCGAGCAGCTGGCGCAGTTGATGGCGGCCGGCTTTGCGCTGGCCGAGCTGCGCGGCATGGAGGCGGCCCGTGCCGACGCTGGCCCCACCTGACGCGGCGGCGGCCGCAGCCGAACAGCCCGCGCCGTTCGACGAGCAACTGGCCTACCTGCGCCGCAAGCTCAATGTGCCCACCGAGCGCTGGGACGATATCTGGCAGTCGGCCCACGACCGTGCGTTTGTGGTCGCCGGCGCCCTCAAGGCCGACCTGCTGCAAGACCTGCACCTGGCCGTGGAGCGCGCGGCCGCCGGCAGCGGCCTGGCCGCGTTTCGGCGCGAGTTCGAGGCCATCACCATGCGCCGCGGCTGGAGCGGCTGGACGGGCAGCAGCACGGCAGCCGGCCGCGCCTGGCGCACCGCCGTCATCTACGACACCAACCTGGCCGCCAGCCACGCGGCGGGCCGCTGGCGCCAGCTGCAAGCGCTCAAGACCTCGCTGCCCTGGTGGCGCTACCGCCACGCCGACGGCGTCATCCATCCGCGTCCCCAGCACCAGGCCTGGAACGGCCTCACGCTGCCCGCCGACCACCCGTTCTGGCGCACCCACTTCCCGCCCAACGGCTGGGGCTGTCACTGCAAGGTGTTTGCCCAGGCCGCGCCCGAGCCTGGTGCCCCCACCGCGCCACCCGCCGGCTGGGAGCAGGGCGCCGGGGCGGACGAGGGCTGGGGCTACGCTCCCGGCGCGCAAGTGGGCGTGCCGCTGCGCGAGATGGTCGAGGCCAAGCTCATCACCTACCCGCCCGCCATCCGCGCCGTGTTCAAAACCGAGCTGGGCCGCTACATCGACACCGAGACCCACCCCGTCGCCTACGCCGAGCAGGCGCTGGCCGACCGCCGCACCAAACTGCCCGCGCTGTGGCTCGGATTTGTCGAGCGGCCCCAGCGCCTGGCGGCGGCCGCCGGCGGGCGCGATCTGGCCAACCACGTGCTGGTGCTCAGCAGCGACGCCGTGCTGCACGCCGTCAACCGCCACGCCGACGACGCCGACGGCCAGCGCCCGGTGGTGGCCGCCGACTTTGCGCAGGTGGCCGCGCTGGTCAACGCCGCCGACACCACCGCCGCGCCCGCCCGCAGTGGCACGCGGCTGGTGCTCACGCGCCAGGTGGGGGCTGAGCAATTCGAGGGGGTGTTCGAGGTGTCCTCGGGGCCAAAGAGCCGCACGCTCAGCCTGGTCACGCTCTACGTGCGCACCGGCAAACGCTGGCGGGTGGCCAAAGACGGGGGAGGGGCAGGTGGGCCGTGACCCGGTGGTGCATGCAGGCCTCACGGCCCCTCTCACCTGTACGCTCATAACGGGCCGGGCTCACGGCGCGTCACGGCTCACCTAGGGGGCTATTTTGATGCAGATCACCATCACCGTCTACCACCAGGCCGTGCAGGCCGCGCTGGCCCGCATGGCCCAGCAGGCCGGCCACACGCAGCCACTGATGGCCCGGATCGCCGAGCGCCTCTACGCCCGCACCGACGCCCGCTTCAGCGCCCAGGCCGGCCCCGATGGCCAGCCCTGGGCGCCGCTCAAGCCGGCCACCCGCAAACACAAACGCGGCCCTTTGACGCTGCAGGAGAGCGGCCGCCTGCGCGCCGGCATCATCTGGGGCGCCAACGCCACCGCCGCCTGGCTGGGCAGCAACCAGCCCTACGCCGCCATCCATCAGTGGGGCGGCACCATCAGCAAAGGCGCCCAAAGCCGCCTGGTGCGCCACCGCACCGACGCCAAAGGCCAGCTGCTGCGCAGCGCCATCATGGGCGGCGCCGGCCTGGTGTTCGCCAAGGACAGCCACAAGCGTGCCCAGGCGCGCTGGTTTGCCCAGGGCGCCCACCAGGTGCGCATCCCCGCCCGGCCCTACCTGCCGGCGCGGGCCGACGGCAGCCTCTACCCGGCCGACCAGGCCGCCGTGGTGGCCGAGGTCAACGCCTGGCTGGCCACGGCGGGCGGCAGCCTGATTCGGCCCTGAAAATGGGCCGACCGATTTTTAGGGCCTAGGAGCGATTTTTAGGCCCAGGGGCCGCCTACCCCCCGCCTAACCGTTTTTAACGTAACTGAGGCGAAATTAACGCGGCCAGCGTCGACTTTGGGGTGGGGCGGGCGGTCGGATTGGCGGCGGCGGGCGGTCGTTGCGCGCGCGGCCCCGCAGCGCCCCTACCGTGGCGCCACGCCCTGACCGTTGCCACCCCCGGCCGCCAGAGTAGCGGCCATGCCCCAAGCCGCCGACCCGACGCCCCCCGAACCGCTGCACATCTTCAGCGCCGGCCGCCACACGGCCATGAGTGGCCAGACCATCGATTTCACGCAGCGCGACGTGATGATGACCGCCGTGGCCTACACGCCCAGCCGCCATGAGGCGCCGCTGGTGGTGGGCCACCCCAGCGCCGACGCCCCGGCCTACGGCTGGGTGGCCGGCCTCACGTCGCGCAGCGGCCAGCTGGAGGCCCGTCTCAGCCAGGTGGACCCGGCGTTCGCCGAGATGGTGCGCGCCGGGCGCTTCAAAAAGGTCAGCGCCTCTTTCTACGCCCCCGATGCGCCCAACAACCCGTCGCCGGGCGTCTATTACCTGCGTCATGTCGGGTTCCTCGGCGCTCAGCCGCCCGCCGTCAAAGGCCTGCGCGCGCCGGAGTTCGCCGAGGGCGAAGAGGGCGTCATCGAGTTCAGTGAGTGGGATGACGTCGTCGGTGCCAGCCTGTGGCGCAGCCTGCGCGAATGGGTCATCGCCAAATTCGGCCTCGAGGAGGCGGACAAGGCCTTACCCAGCTACGCCGTAGGCCAGGTCGAAACCGGCGCTCAAGACGACTTGCGCACGGCGCGCGAAACCGCTGCCGCCGAAACCCCTACAGCCGGCGCCGTGCCGGCGTTTTCCGAAGGATCCATCGTGACCGACCAAGAACGCATTGCGGCCCTGCAGGCCCAAGTCGAGCAACTCACCACCAGCCTGGCCACCGCCACCGCTGCGACCCAGCAGGTTCGGCTGGCGCAGCAGCATGCCCGGCATCTCGCGTTTGCTGAGGGCCTGACCGCTGGCGCCCGCTGGCCCGTGGCCCATCAGGGCGTCATCGTCGCCACGCTGGACGCACTGGCCGCCGGCGACGCTCCCGTCGAGTTCGGCGAGGGCGAGAGCCGCCAGCCGCTTGCCGAGGCGCTGCAGACCGTGCTGGCCGCGCTGCCCCGGCAGGTCGAATTTGGCGAGGTTGCCACCGGCGCGCGTGCCGCCGACGCCGCCGGCAGCGTGAGTTTTGCCGCGCCGATCGGCGCCGTCGTCAGCCCCGAGGGCCTGGCGCTGCACCAGCGCGTGATCGCCTACCAGCGTGCCCATCCGGGCACCGACTACGTCACCGCGCTGGGCCACGTCCAGGCCTGACCCCCGCCCCGCCCACGTCCACCAGGAGCCCCTCCTCATGACCCAGCAAGCCCGCTCGCTGCTCGACCTGGGCGTCATCGCCCAAGGCGCCATCACCTACGGCCGCGCCGTGCTCGTCGGCGCTGCCGCCGACGGCATCAACATGGTCGGCATCCAAGCCTCGGCCACCGCCCAAAAAATCACCGGCATCGCCCGCCGCTCGGCCGTCGACGGCGAGGGGGTCGAGATCACCTGCTGCGGCACCGCCGCCTGCGAGACCGGCACCGGCGTCATCTTGCCGGGCGATCGGGTGCAGTGCGATGCCCAGGGCCGCGCCGTCAAAGCCACCGTGGCCGGCATCGCCGCCGGCGGCGTGGCCGTCACTTCCACCGCCGCCAACGGCGCCATCTTGACCGGCGCCGACCTGGCTGGCTACTCGTGGGGCATGGCCCTGCAAGGTAGCGCAGGGCAGGGCAACTACATCGAAGTGCTGATCACGCACTGACCCCCATTCGCAGATCCACCAGGAGCACCCATCATGCCCGTGAGCAACAGCGGCGTCCGCGTCATCAACCCGGTCTTGAGCAATGTGGCTCAGGGCTACACCAACATGCAGTTTGTGGGTGGCGCGCTGTTTCCGCGCGTGCCCGTCAACACCCGTGGCGGCCAGATCATCGAGTTTGGCAAAGAGGCGTTCATGCGCTACGCCACGCGCCGGGCGCCGGGTGGCGCGGCGGCGCGCATCCAGTTCGGCTACGCCGGCAAGCCGTTCGCGCTGTCCAACGACGCGGCCGACATGCCGGTGCCGCGCGAACACCAGCAAGACGCCTCGGTCGTGCCTGGCATCGACCTGGGCCGACGTGCCATCAACGTGGGCATGCGCGTCCTGGCCATGGGGCTGGAGATCGACCAGGCCCTGATGGCCACCAATGCGGCCAACTACGCAGCCAGCAACAAGGTGACGTTGGCTGGCGCGGGCAAATGGAGCGCGGCCACCGGCACGCCGCTGACCGACATCGATGCCGGCCGCGAGGCCATCCGTCAGCAATGCGGCATCTACCCCAACACGCTGGTGCTGTCGGCCCTCGGATTCAGCGCGGCCAAAAACAACCCCAACGTCATCAGTCGGTTTCAGTATGACGGCGTGTCTTCGCCGGTCTCCGCGCAGATCACCGCGCAGATGCTGGCCGGCCTGTTCAACGTCGAAAAAGTGGTGATCGGCGGCGCCATCTATTTCAACGACGCCGGCGTCTCCACCGACGTCTGGGGCAACAACGCCGTGCTGGCCTACGTGCCCAGTCAGCCCAGCGCGCTGGAGGAGCCCAGCTATGGCTACACCTACACCTACGAGGGACACCCCCTTGTGGAGGAGCCGTATTGGGACGCCTCGGCCCGCAGCTGGGTCTACGGCTGCACCTACGAGCGCGCCCCGGTGCTGTCCGGCATCGCTTGCGGCTACCTGATCCAAAACCCGGCGTAACCAAAACCCGGCGTAACCCAAGGAAGCCCCCATGAGCAAAACCATCTGGCTCACCGCATTGATGCGCATCAACTGCGGCAACAACGAGTTTCTGAACCCCGGCGACGCGCCGCGCGCCTTCGACGAGCGCGACGCCAGCGACCTGGTCGCCATGGGCGCCGCCGTGGAGGCCGCCGCGCCGCCGCCCGAGCCGCCGCCCGCGCCGCCCGTACCCGAGGCAAAACCCGAGCCCACGTCCGAGCCCGCGCCCAAGCCGGTGCCGCCGCCCAAGCCCGCCGCGCCCCCGCCCACCATCAGCCGGCCGCGCCGCTGATCGCTCGCGATGTACGCCACCCAGGCCGACCTGGTCGAGCGATTCGGCGCCACCGAGCTGGCCCAGCTGAGCAACCCCGGTGGGGGTGGCGCGCTGGGCGCGGTGGAGATCGACCGCGCGCTGGCCGACGCCAGTGCCGAGATCGACTCCTATCTGGCCGGGCGCTACGCGCTGCCGCTGGCCACCGTGCCGCCGGTGCTCGCCCGCCTGGCGGCCGACATCGCCCGCTACCGCCTCTACGACCAGGCCGCCCCCGAGCTCGTCAAGGAGCGCTATGCCGCTGCCGTCAAATTGCTGGTGGCGCTGGCTGGTGGCACGGCTCAGCTGGGCCTGGCCGCCACCGACACCCAGCCCACCGCTGCCGCTGGCGCTGTGGCCGTGGCTGTGCGCACTCGGCCGCCTCAGTTTGGCGCCGCGCTGGATGTCTACGCGCCGGCCTGGCCAGGCCGCTGATCGCCGTGGACATCAACCCCATCGTCCAGCGCCTGCGCAGCGAGTTGCCCGCCGACTGGGTGGACATCGGCGGTGCCGCCGGCCTCGACGTCGCCATTGACGCCGCGCCCACCACGCCGGTGGTCTATGTGCTGCCGCTGGCCGAGTCGGCCGAGCCCGGCTACCTGGCGGGCGTCCATGCCCAGCCACTGCGCATGGCGTTTGGCGTGCTGATCGCCGTGCAAAACGTCAGCGACGCACGCGGCGGCGCGGCGCAGTCCGAGCTGGCGGTGCGCCGCCAGCAGGTGCGCACCGCGCTGGCCGGCTGGACGCTGCCCACCGACCCCGACGCCACCGTCTCGTTCGCCGAGGGCCGTTTGATGCAGTTCGAAAACGGCCGCCTCTGGTGGATGGACACCTACGAGGCCAGCACCCAGATCTGGGCGCCTGCCCAACCCTGACCCCCGAGCGGAGCCACCATGCCCATCTCAGTCAAAAACAGCCTGATCCTGGTCAAGACCGAGGCCACGCCCGGTGTCGACTCGGGCCCCACGCCGGCCGCCAACGCCGTCGGTATGCAGGTCGATGATTTCTCATCGCAAATTGAACAGCGCTCGGCCACGAACGAGACTGTTGGCACTGGCTTTGGCAGCCAGGACATGATCCCCTATGCCCGCCGCGGCAAAGTGGCATTCAAGGTGCCGCTGGCCGGCTCGGGCGGTCTCACGCCACCGTCCTGGAATGTGCTGCTGGGCATGTGTGCGGTCAGCGAGACGGCCGGCGTCAGCCCCACCCGTCTGGAATACATGCCGGCCAGCACCAACCTCAAGACCACCTCGCTATGGGCCTATGTCAACGGCGAGCTGGGCAAGTTCGCGTACGCAGTTGGCAACGGCAAGATGCTGTGGGAAGCGGGCAAGGTGCCGACGCTGGGCGTGGAGGGAACCGGCCTGGTCACCAGCGTCACCGATGTGGCCACGCCCGCCGCCACCCTCACAAGCTGGAAGCGGCCGTTGGCATTCGGCCCCGCCACCTGCGCCGGCGTCAACCTCGGCGGCACCTATGCGGCCGGCGCCATCACCGGCGGCACCTTCTACTCGCTCAAGAGCCTGGAGCTCGATATGGGCAACGACATCGTGGACCTGGAGCTGGCTGGCCCCGAGTCCATCGGTGTCTATGACTGGGCGCCCAAGCTCACGCTGACCGCCGACATCGCCCCCGCTGCTTTGACGGCGCTGTATGCCGCCATGCACGCCGGCACCCTCACCAGCGTGGGCATGCAGCACGGCAACGTGGCCGGCAGCAAGCTGCTGTTCCATGCCGGCCAATGCGCCATCACCGGCATTGAGGACGTGCGCGAAGGCAAGTTGTTTTTAACAAAGCTGAGCCTCGCCTGCCAGCCCTCCAGCGCCGGCAACGACGCCTGGCGCCTGGTCCATCTGTAACCCATACGACTACCGCGCCCACCATGTTCACACTCGAGCCCAACCCTACGTTTGACGCCGTCACGGATATCCCCACCGCCGACGGCGGCGTCAAGACGATCGCCGTCACCTGGCGCCACGCCGGCCGTCGCCAGCTGACCGCCTGGCTGGATCACCTGGCCACGCTGCAGCCCGCCGAGGAGGCCGCGCATTTCGCGAGCGCGATGGCCGGTTGGGACGCCGACGCGCCGCTGACCGTGGCTGCCATCGACCAGTTGCTCAACGACTACCCGCCTGCTGGACGTCTGCTGATGCAGACCTACGTCGCGGCGCTGACCGAGGGCCGCACAAAAAACTGAGGGCCGCCGCCCGCTGGCTGATGGAGGGCGGCGGCTCCTCTGACGACCTGCATGCCGCTGCGGCCGCCATGGGCCTGGCGGACCAATTGACCGACCTGCCCACCGACCCCGCCACATGCCCACTCTGGCCCGACAGCATCCAACCCGTTCGCCTCTTCGCGCTGCTGCTCACGCAGTGGCGCGTCAGCATGGCCGGGTTGATGGGGCTGGACTATGCGGCGGTGCCGGTGGCTGCGCGCCAGCTGGGCCTGCGCGGCGGGCACCTCAAGCGGGCGCTCGAGGGCGTATTGGTCATGGAGGCCGAGGCCTTGGCTTGGGCGCGCGAGCAGCGCGGCTGAGCTACAGCCTGCCGATGAGCGCCGATAGGCCCAGCAGTTGCAGCCGGGTCAGGCCGAACAGGCTGGCCAAGGCGCCCAGCGCCGCCCATGCGACCCAGCCCAGGCCGGCCACCGCGCCCAGGACGATGAGGACGTCGACCAGCGTATTCATGGGGTCAGTGTATGGCATCGCGCATTGAGGTTCGGATCGCTGGCGACGCCAGCGGGCTCAAGCAGGCCGCCACGCAGGCCCAGCAGGCGCTGGGCGGCGTGGTCACCGCCGCCACCACCGCCAGCCGATCCACCGGGCGGGCATTGGCCACCAGCGGCGGCCAGGCGCTCGCGCGCGAGGCCCGCGAGGCCACCCGCGCACTCGACCAGACGGGCAGCGCGGCCGAGCGCGCGCTGACCAAGATCAGCACGATGGGCCACGGCGGCGCGGCGCTGCTGGTGTTGGGGCAGATCAAGGACGCGACCGTGGCGGCGGTCGCGGCGCTATGGCAGGCGGGCGAGCAGGCCCAACGCACGCGCACGCTGCTCGACTTCGCCACCGCCGGCCGCAGCGCCCAGGCGTTGGCTGATGTGCGCGCGTTGTCCGACCGGCTGGGTTTGTCCCTGACCGAAACGGCAGCCTCTTATGGCAAATTTGCCGCCGCCGCACGCGGAACCAGCCTGGAAGGGCAGCAGGCCAAACAGGTGTTCACGGCCGTCAGCGAGGCGGCGGCCGTCATGGGCCTGTCGGCCGGCGACACGAGTGGCGTGTTGCTGGCCCTTCAGCAGATGGTCAGCAAAGGCACGGTCAGCGCCGAGGAGTTGCGCGGCCAGCTCGGCGAGCGCCTGCCGGGTGCATTCCAGATCGCGGCCCGTTCGATGGGTGTCACCACGGCTGAGCTGGGCAAGATGTTGGAGCAGGGCCAGATCATGGCCGCCGACTTCCTGCCGCGCTTTGCGGAGCAACTGCGTCAAGAACTAGGCGGTGCGGCCGAGGAGGCGGGCAGCCGTTTCGAGGCCGCCACCAACCGCATGGCCAGCGCGTGGGATCAGTTCAAGGCCACGCTGGCGAACTCGGGGCTGATGAACGCGGCGACGTCGTCCCTTAACTCGCTGACTTATGAGATCAGGGCCGCCGGCGACGCGATGGAGATCGCCAAGGCAAAGGGTGCTGGATTTTGGGGCCAGATGGCGGCGCTGGCGGGTCAGCAAGTCGGGCGGTTTGTGGGCACCGAGGGCAGCCAGACGCTGGATGTGCAAATCGCGGCCAAGGCGGACCTGGTCAGCAATCTGCAGGCCGAGGCCGACCGGCTGGCCAGCCACGGTGTGCGCATCCCGTACCGAGACGCCGAGCTGGGCCGGGCCAAAGCCGATCTGGCCGGCCTGACCCAGGCGCAACAAACCATTGCGGGCGACGACGGCGTGGCGGCCAGTGACCGCAAACTGGGTTGGCGCGGCGAGGCCGCTGCTGCCGCCGACAACACGTTGGCCAACGCCCGCAAGGCGGTAGCCGACGCCACCCAGAAGGCCGTCGGTGTCAATACGGACTACCTCAAAGGCCTGGCCGCCATCACCGCCCTGCAGGCCGCCGACCCCGGCTACGACCCGGCCGCCGACGCCACCGCGCTGGCCAACAAATACGGCAAAGCCCAGCTCGACGCCGCCAAGTCCGGCGCCGCCGAGGCGGCCCAGCTGGCCCGCGCCCGGGCCGACGCCACGCTGGCCACGGAGCGGGCGGCCAGCGACGCGCGGCTGCGCGGCCTGGCGGTGCAAATGGCCAGCGCCGACCGCCTGCGCGAGCAGGACGTGCTCAGTGGCCAGCAGTGGGCCGATGAGCAGGTGCGCCTGCTGCGCCTGGTCGAGGCTGAGCAACTGGCGCAGAACCAGCGCGCCCAGCAAGCGACGCAGGCCCATGCGCCCAAGGATGCGGCCGACACCGCCCGCCAGATGGCCGAGCTGGCTCGGCTGCGCGGCGAATTCAGGCGCATCACCGATGAGGCCATCGCGGCAGAAACCAAGGCGGTGGAGGACGGCTACGCCGACGCTGCCCGCGCATTCGAGCAGGCGGCCGGCAGCCTGCGCCAGGCCGTCGACCAGGCGCGCGGCCAGATCCGGCAGACCAGCGACGCCACCGCCCAGCTGGCCATCGAGCGCATCGCCGACCCGGTGGCCCGCGCGGCCGCGCTGGCGGCCTGGCAGGTGCGGCGCAGCCGCGAGGAGACCGAGCGCGAGATCATGCAGCTGGAGGCCCGCATCGCCGCCTTCCGCGCCGCCGGCGGCGACAACGCGCTGGACATCGGCGACGCCCAGGCCGCCATCGCTGGCCTGCGCAGCGGTCAGCAGCAGACCGAGGCCGCCATCCACCTGCGCCTGGCCGACGAGACCCAGCCCGAATTCAGGCGCTTGTTGACCGACTGGGCCGACACCACGCGCCAGATGCGCCAGACCTGGGACGGCGCCATCACCCAGATGACCGATGGGGCGGCCGATGCGTTCGGCCGCTTCGTCAGCGGCCAGCAGGTCAGCCTGCAGCAGCTGGCGCAGCAGATGCTCTACACGCTGGGTCGGGGGCTGTTCCAGCAACTGGCCGGCCAGGCTGCGGGCGCGCTGGGTCTGACGGCGCCCACCCAGCCCGGTGGCCAGGGCGGCGGGCTGGGTGCTGGCGGCAGCGACGAGGCCAGCCAGGCCCTGACCGGCAGTGCGGCCGCCATCAGCGGCGCCGCTCAGGACAGCAGCGGCGCGCTGGGCGGCGCGGCTGCGCAGCTGGTGCAAAGCGCGCTGGGCTGGCTGCTGCCGCAGGCCGCGCAGACGGCGGCCGGCGCCACGCTGACCGGCGCGGCCATGGCGCTCACCGGCGCGGCGGCCGCGCTGGCCAATGCCGCGATCATGATGAGCTCGCAAAGCATGACTCAGGGCATCGCCGGGGCGGCCGCGATGTTTGCCCGCCGCGGCGCCACCTACGGGGTGGCGCCGTTCGCCACGGGCGGCGCGTTCGCGCGTGGCGGCGAGATTCTCACCGGGCCGACCGCTTTTAACTTTCGCGATGGCGCCCGCGTGCGGCGCGGTGTGGCGGGCGAGGCCGGCCCCGAGGCCGCGCTGCCGCTGCGCCGGGGCCAGGGCGGCCAACTGGGGGTGACGGTGCATGGCGGTGGCCGTGGCGTGCTGCCGCTGTCGCGCGGCAGCGGCGGCGTGCTGGGCATCGACCTGAGCGCGGTCAGGGCGCTGGCGCTGGGCCGTCAGCCGCGCAGCGCGCGCGAGGCCCGCAGCATGGCACCAGGCCAGGCCACGGCGGCGTTTGCGCTGGGCGGCGTGTTTGGCGTTGCCGATGGCGCGCTGCCGGGCCAGAGCCTGCGTGAGGCCCAGGCCCAGGCCCAGGCCCAGGCGCCTGCCGCCGGCTCCGCCAACGCCCGGCCCAGCCTGGCCATGGACTTTCGCGCCGAGATCCACATCGACGCCCGCACCGACCAGGCGCAGGTGTTCAAGGCCGTGTCCGAGGCCCAGGCCGCACAGGAAAAGCGCATGTGGAAAAAGCTGCGCGAGCTGGGGGTTGTCGGATGATCATCACCATGCCCCTGGACCTGCCGGTGGCCGCAGATTGCGGCTGGGGTCAGCGCAGCTTTGACCTGCTGGGCGGCAGCGAAACCACCGGCACCGAGCAGGTGCGGCCGGCGGGGCCGGCGCGCTGGACGCTGACGCTCCGGCAGCCCGAGCTGCTGCGCGCCAGCGAGGCCGGCCGCTGGCAGGCGCTGCTGGTGAGCCTGCGCGGCCGCGTCAACGTGCTGGCGGCCTACAACCCCATCCAGACCCAGCCGGTGGGCACGCTGCGCGGCAACCTGCAGCTGGCCGCCGTGCATGCGGCCGGCGCCACCACGCTGGCGTTGTCGGGCGGCACGGCGAGTGGCACGGTGCGGGCCGGCGACCAGTTCCAGATCGGCAGCGGCCTGGGCACCTCGCAAACCGTGATGGCCATGGCCGACGGCACGGCCAGCCCCGGCGGCGTGCTGTCGTTTGCCATCGAGCCGCCGCTGCGCCAAGGCGCGCCCAAGTTCACGCCGGTGACCTGGGATCACCCCATCGTCTATTTCCGCCGCCAAGGCGGCAGCGGCGTCAGCTGGACCTATGACAAGCGCGGCACCGCCGTGCGCGGCATGGCCATTGATTTACTGGAGACCTGGTCATGATCAACATGGGCGGCAACACCCAGCACCTGGCTGCAGTGGCCGGTGATGCCTGGGTCGCTGAGCTGTCGTTCAAGGGTGGCCTGCAGCGCCTGACCACCGCGCCGGTGACGCTGACCGTCGATGGTCAGGCTTACCAGGGTCTGGGCAGCCTGGCCGAGGTGCCCGCCGTCACCGAGAGCCCGCAGGCCTCAGCCGAGCGCCTGGTGCTGTCGCTGTCGCTGGCTGATCCGGCCATGCTCGCGGCGTCGCTGGGCAATGTCGACGACTACCGCGGCCGCAGCGTGCGCCTGGGCCTGGTGCTGCTGGACGCGGCATTCCAGGCGGTGGGCAGCGTGCGCTGGCGCTGGGCCGGCGTGATGGAGCGCGTGGTCATCACGCGTCAGGCAGCCGATCTGGATAGCCCTGGCGCCGAGGCCAGTGGCCGCATCGAGCTGCACTGCACGCGCTCCGGTATGAGCCGCGCCCGCAACGACCAGGGTCTGCGGCTGACGCATGCGCAGCAGCAGCGCCGCCACCCCGGCGACACCGGGCTGCGCTACATGCGCACCCTCATCGAGCAGCCCTCGCTGTGGCTGTCCAAGCGGTTTCAGGAGCAGTGACCATGGGCATGGGCAGCGCCAACGCATTGGCCATCGAGCTGGGTCTCTATCTGAGCCAGCGCACGCAGCCGTTTGATTGGGCGACGGCCAACTGCGTGCACCACGCGGCCGGCTGGGTCGACCACATCGAGGGCAGCCGGCTGCTGGCCGCGCTGCCCGAGCCCGCCACCGCGCGGGCGGCCATGCGGGCGGTGGTGCACCACGGCGGCTGGGTGGCGGCGGTGACGCACGCACTGGGCCGCGAGCCGGTGGCGCCGGCCCTGGCCCGGCTGGGCGACGTGGTGCTGCTGCGCCTGGGCGGTGGCGCCCATGCGCTGGGCCTGTGCGCCGGCCGCACCACGGCCTATATCGATGCGGCCGGCGCCTGTGTCCATCTGCCCACGCTGGATGGCCTCGTGGCCTGGCATCTGCAGGTGGCCGCATGAGGGGTGCGCGCGCGGCCCTGGTCCTGGTGCTGCTGCTCGCCGCGCCGGCGGCCTGGGCTGCGCCGGTGATTGTCATCGCGGCCTACGTAGCAGCGTCGTACGGCGTCATCAGCTATGCGGTGGCCGCGGTCATCATGATTGCCGCCACCGCCTACGGCAGCCTGGAGGCGCGCCGCAAGGCGGCTGCCCGCGCCGCCGCTTCCCGCGCCGCGTACAACGCCAGCCTGACCGACCGCAGCGTCACGCTGCTGCGCGCCGACCCGCCCTGGCGCATCGTCTACGGCGAATGCGTGGACGGAGGCGACATCGTGGCCATGTTCACCAGCGACAAGCAAGGCCAGCGCACCAACGGCCAGCTCTACACCAAGCCCGATGGCTACAAGCATCTGGTCATCGTGGTGGCGGCGCACGAGGTCGAGGGTATCGACGAGATGTACATCGACGGCGTGGCCGTGGGGCCGCTGGACGCCAACGGCTGGGCCACTGAAGGCGAGTTCGTGGGCGGCTCGCGCCAGGTCAACTGCCAATACGAGCTGGCGCCGGGTGAGGACATCACGCTCAACAACCCGATGCGCGTGCTGACTTCGGCTGTGGCTGCGTTTGGGCTGCGGGCCTGGGAGCGCCCGCCCGCAGCGCCCTACAGCCTGACCAACGGCGACCGCACGCTGACCAACACCGGCAGCCAGATCGGCCGCTACACGGTCACCTACACCGGCGGCGAGTCCTATGTGCGCTGGAGCAAACACCTGGGCGCGCCCGGCCAGCAGGCCGACGCCTGGCTGCGCAGCGTGGTGCCCAACCAATGGGCCGCCAGCGATCTGCTGGCCGGCCTGGCCTATGCGGTGGTCACGCTGGATCTGGAGCAGACACGATTCCAGGGCGGGCCGCCCAACTTCACCTGGCGCAAGCGCGGCCGCAAGGCACTGGATGTGCGCACCGGCCTGGTGGCCTACACCACCAACAACGCCGTGTTGGTGCACGATTTTTTAACGGCCGAATGGGGCTATGGCGTGGCACTGACCGACGTGCACACAGCCCACGCCATTGCCGCCGCCAACGCCTGCGACCAGCTCAATGCGTTCCGCGAGGGCGAGGCGGGCTACCTCGCGCCGCTCTACGACTGCAATGGCGCATTCAGCACCGACCAGGACCGCGCCGGCGTGCTCGACGAGCTGCTGGCCAGCATGGCCGGCACCGCCCTGCACGGCGCGCAGTGGAGCATCCACGCCGGCGTCTGGACACCGCCGGTGATGGACCTGGATGACAACGACCTGGTCGGCCAGGCCGAGATCATCCAGGCCGGGGCCGGCTACGACGAGGTGCTCAACGGCGTGCGCGGCCAGTACGTGCCGCGCGCCAGCGCCGTGCCCGACGACTACGACGCCTACCAGAGCGCCGCCGCGCTGGCGGCCGACGGCCGCGAGCTGTGGGATGACCTGCCGCTGCCCTATACCAATCGCCGCGCGCGCTGCCTCAACCTGGCGCGCATTCGCGTCGAGGCCAGCCGCGACGCGCTGGTGGTGCGCGCGCCGTGCAAGCTCAAGGCCTGGCCGTTCGAGTTCAATGACCGCGTGCGGCTGACCAACCGCGAATACGGCTGGAGCGCCAAGGTGTTCCGGGTGACCGACTGGCAATACGGCGTGGGTGCGCCGGTGCTGTTGACGCTGCAGGAGGATGGCGCCGAGATCTGGGACCAGGCCGATGCCGCCACCGCCGAGCAGCTGCCCAACACCGGCCTGCCCAACCCGTGGGTGGTGGCGCAGCCCCAGGGCGTGACGGCGGCCAGCGGCGACGCCTGGCTGCAGGTGCGCAGCGATGGCTCGCTCAATGTGCGCGTGGTCGTGCAGTGGCAACCCATCGCCGACGGCTATGTGGTCACCAGCGGCCGCGTGGAGGTGGTCTGGCGCAGCCTGCTGCACGATGACGTCAACGTCTGGCACGGCACGGGCGCGCTGGGCAGCGACACGCAGGCGCCGATCAACGGCGCGGTGGACGGCGACGTGCTGACCATCGGCGTGCGCCTGGTCAACAGCCTGGGGGCGCAAAGCGGCTGGGTCTACATCAGCCACGACGTGGTGGGCAAGCGCGCGCCGCCCAGCGACGTGGCCTCGCTGGCATTCAGGACCGAGCAATACGGTGTGCGGTTGCTGTGGCCGGCAGTGGCCGACCGTGATGTGGTGGGCTACCTGATCCGCACCAATGGCAGCAGTTGGGAGGCGGCGGGCGACGAGGTGCGCGCGGCCGGCACCGACTACCTGCTGGGCATCCCGGCTGAGTCGCAGTTCACGGCATGGATCAAGGCGCTGGACAACAGCGGCCGCGTCAGCGCCAATGCGGCGGGCTGCGTGGTCAACGTGGGCGCACCGCCGGCGCCGGTGGTCAGCTACGCCATAGAGGGGCCCAACGAGGTGCTGCGCTGGACGTTTGATCCGGGCGTGTTTTTTGCGCTGGATCATTACGAGGTGCGCTACGGCGCCACCTGGGCCACGGCCGTGCGGGCCACGGAGGGCAAGGCCACGGAGTGGGTGCACCGGGTCGACTATGTCGGCTCGCGCCGCTACTGGGTGGCCGGCATCGACGTGGCCGGCCGGCCCTCCACGCCCACGGCGCTGGATGTGCGCATCGACGCACCGGGCGCGCCCACCAGCCCGCGCGTCGAAGTCATCGACAACAACGCGTTGCTGTACTGGGCGGCGCCGGCCACCGGCAGCCTGCCCGTGGAGCGCTACGAGGTGCGCAAGGGTGCCACCTGGGCGGCGGGCGTGGAGGTGGGCAGCAACGGCAACTCTACGTTCACGGCCATTTTTGAGCAGCAGGCGGGCAGCTACATCTACTGGGTGGCGGCCTGGGACACGGCCGGCAACCTGGGTGCGGCCACGGCCATCCCGGCCACCATCAACCAGCCGCCCGACTACGTGCTGCGCACCAGCATCGACAGCGATTTCTCAGGCGCTAAGACCAACCTCTATCGGGAGGATGGCGGCCTGATCGGCCCGCGCGACACCACCGAGACCTGGGCTGGCCATTTCAGCGGGCCGGGCTGGGCCAGCCCGCAGGCGCAGATCGATGCTGGCTACCCGATCTACGCCCAGCCCGGCCTGGCCAGCGGCAGCTACGAGGAGTCGTTTGATTACGGCGTGGTGCTGCCCTCGACCACCATCACGGTGACCGCCGGCACCCAGGCGGTGGCCGGCGTGGTGACGGTGGGCTGCCAGATCTACACCAAGGCCAACGCGGCCGACGCCTGGGTGGCCGCGGCGCCCGGCTGGAGCGCGCTGCGCGAGGGATTTCGCTACGCCCGCGTGGTGGTGGGCCTGAGCTGCGTGGCCGGGGTCAGCCTGGTGCGGCTGGCCTCGCTCAACATCAAGCTCAGCAGCAAGCTGCGCACCGACTCGGGTCAGTTCACGATCACCGACGCCAATGCCGGCGTGTGGGTGCCGTTCAGCGTGCCCTTCATCGACGCGTCGACGCCCGTCTGCCAGGCCAACGGCACCACGCCGCTGATCTGCGTGGTCGATTTCGCCGACGTGCCCAACCCCACGGGTTTCCGCGTCTACCTCTACACCACCGCCGGCGCCCGCGTGACGGGCTCGGGCTCGCACGCAACCCGAGGTTATTGACATGCCAACGTTCAATTTTGCTGGCCTGGCCACCACCGACAACTACTCGACGGGCATCGTGCCCAAGATCAATGGCGCCGATGCGAGCGCTGCGATGCTGCTGGACCCCACCTACGTGACCTACGCCGGCGCGGTGGCCATCGGCGCCAAACGCATCACGAGCGGCGGCGTGCTGGAGCAGTTCAATGGCTCGTCCTGGGTCGAGCTGCCCACCGGCTACGCCAAACGCGCGTTGGGCCAGTTCGGCGCCGGCGTGCAGACCAACCCGGACGCGGCGGTGCTGCAGGCCAGCGGCACGCTGGAGGTCTGCGCCACCGCCGCCCAGCTGCTGCGCGCGCAGCACGAGGTCGACGGCGGCAGCTACTACATCGGCCTCAACCAGTACCAATCTGGCGGCTGGCAGGTCTATGACCCGGCCCGCGCGCCGGCGCAGATCGTGATGACCAGCAGCAACGGCGCCAGCACCATCCGTTTTCGCACCAAGGCCGCTAACGGCGGCAATGCGCTGGAGCGCATGGTGCTCGATGAAAACGGGGCGCTGACGCTGGGTGGCCAGACCGTCTGGCACGCCGGCAACCTCAACCCGGCTGCACTGGCGCCGCTGGCCAGCCCGGCGTTCACGGGCAACCCCATCGCACCCACGCCGGCCGTGGGCGACAACGACACCAGCGTGGCCACCACGGCGTTTGTGCAGCAGGCGGTGGGCACGCGGCTGCCACTGAGTGGGGGGACGGTGGCCGGCATGGTGACCGTGGAGGGGGTTGCTGAGGGGGTGCGGCTAAAAAACAGCCAGGCCTACATCAGCGGGTTCGACAGCGCCGGCGCGGTGCGGACGGGCTACCTGCAGTTCAACTCAGGGTCGGACGTCCGCCTGGGCGTTGACACCGCGGCCCCCATCAAGCTGATCGTCGACAACGTCACGCGGCTGATCGTGAGCACGGCCCAGATGGAGGTCACCCGCGGCGCGCGCAGCGTGCCCAAGGTGGCGCCCTACAGCGCGGCCATCACGCTGGACGCGCGGGACAGCAACACGTTCCTGGTGGGCACGCTGACCGGCAACGTGACCAATCTGACGGTGATCAACGCCACCGAGGGGCAGTTTCTGACCATCCGGTTCACGCAGGACGGAACGGGCAACCGCACGGTGGCGCTGGGCAGCTCGGCCGTCTCCGGCAGCCCGGCGCTGGGAGCCGGCAAGGTCAGCTATCTCAACATCACCCTCAACGCGGCGGCGTCGCGGTTTGAGGGCGCCTGGATGGCCATCCCATGAGCGTGTTCGGCGCGCCGTTCGGTTTTTTCGCGTTGCGAAGCGGGCTGCTGGTGCCACTGCCTGGTGGCACGGCGTTTTCGGCCGCGGTCTACCCGCAAGTGGCCGTGGCCAGCTGGGAGTTCCGGCCCGATGGGTCGGCGTGGGCGCTGGGTGATTTCGACTGGAAGGCCGCCTGGTATCTGAATGGCCCCGCCAACGTGGGCGCCGCCCACGACATCCGTGTCACCAAACTGTGGGGCATCACGCCCACCGGCAACCCGCTGGGCACGTGGCTGAGCCTGATCTACGGGCGCAGTTGGAGCCTGTCCATGGGTGGTCAGCAGGGCAGCAAGAGCTGCGCGCTGCTGGTGGAGATCGGCCTTGCCGGCAGCGGCGTGGTGGCCGCCAGCGGCCAGTATGAAATCGAGGCGAGCCTTGACTACTGAGCCGATCTTGACCGAGGTCTGGATGACCACCCCGGGCGGCGGCCGCGTGGCCGTGCAAAGCTGCGAGGCGGTGGTGGTGCATGCGGTGGATGCGGCCGGCGTCTACCTGGGCCTGCTGCCGCCCGACCAGGCGCCCGCAGTGGCCCACCAGCCGCCACCGGCGGGCGCCTGGTGGCGCTGGCAGGCGGGTGCCTGGTGCTGGTGCCCGCCGCTGACCGTGCGCGTCGATGAGGCCTCGATCGCCATCGACGCGGCAGCGGGCCAGGCGCGCCTGGCTTACATCACCGACGTGCCGGGTCAGCAGGGCACCTATCTGCTCAAAGAGCAGCAGGCCAGCGCTTATCTGGCGGCGCTGGCCACCGACGCCAGCGCCTCGGTGCCGCCGTTCGTGGCGGCCGAGGCCGAGGCGCTGGCCACCACGCCGGAGCTGGCCGCGCAAGGCATCGTGACCACGGCCGCGCTGTGGGCCGACCAGCTGGCGCCGGCCATTGAGTGCGAGCGCCGCCGCGGCAAGCTGGCCTGCGCCGCCGCCACCGACGAGGCGGCCCTGGCCGCCGCCCTGGCCGCCGCCCTGGCCGCGCTGGCCGTCATCCAAACCGGAGCCGCAAGCCATGGCAGCCTCAGTTAAAAACAGCCTCATCCTGCTCAAACTCGAAGCCGTGCCGGGCGTCGACGCGGCGCCCACGCCAGGCGCTGACGCCGTAGCCATGCAGGTGGACGATTTTTCAGCCGAAATCGAAGAGCGCAGTGCCACCAACGAGGTGGTGGGCACCGGCTACGGCGCGCAGGACGAGCTGCCCTACGCGCGCCGGCTGCGCACCTCGTTCAAGGTGCCGCTGGCGGCGCCGGCCGCACTCGCGGCCCCGGCCTGGGCGGCGCTGCTGCGCAGCTGCGCGGTGGCCGAGGCGGTGGCCGCCAGCACGGTGACCTACACGCCGGCCAGCACGGCGCTCAAGTCGGCCAGCGTCTACGCCTACGTGGCCGGCCAGGTGCGGGCGGGTGTCTACGGGGCGGGCGATCTGACGGTGGCGTTCAAGGTGGGCGAGGTGCCCACCATCCAGGTCGACCACACGGCGCTGGTGGCGCAAGTGGCCAGCCAGGCGGTGCCCCAGGCCAGCCTGGCGGCCTGGACGCGGCCGCTGGCGTTCGGCCCGGCCTCGTGCGCCGGCGTGGTGCTGGGTGGCGCGCTGACCGGGGGGGTCATCACCGGCGGCGCCGTCTATCCATTGCGCGAGCTGACGCTCAAGGCCGGCAATGACGTGGTCGACCTGGAGCTGGCTGGCCCCGAGTCGATTGGCATCTACGACTGGGCGCCGACACTGACGCTGACGGCCGACATCGCGCCGGCCGCGCTGACCGCGCTGCACGCCGCCATGCATGCCGGCACCACCACCAGTGTGGGCCTCAAGCACGGCGCGGCCAGTGGGGGGCAGATCACGCTGTTCGTGCCCATGGCCGCCATCACGGCCATCGAGTCGATGCGCGAGGGCAAGCTGTTCCTGACCCAGCTCACGCTGGCCTGCCAGCCCACCGGCGCCGGCAACGATGCGTGGCAGCTGGTGCTCAGCCAGCAGGGCGGCACGCCGCCGGCCCAGGATCCGCAGCCCTACACGCTGGCCGACATCGAGCCCTACCGCGTCAGTGGCACGATCGGGCAGATCAAAAATTCGGTGTTCGTAGTGCCCTACAACGTCGAAGGCGGTGTGCCGCGCAGTTGGAGCGAGCCGGCGCTGGGCGGCGCGGCCAGCACGCGCATGACCATTCGCACGCCCAATTTCGACGCCCCGCCCGAGGGCTATGCCGTCTGCGCGGGCGCCCACCCTACCACCATGAGCAACTACGAGTACTGGGTGGAGCCGGGGCGGCCGGCGCGGGCGTTTGTCGATGGCTGGATGGTTGACGTGGGCGTCTGGGTCAACATCGACTCCGCCCACCCGCAGGTGACCACGCCCGAGCTGGCGCCCGGCACCCCGGCGCCGTTCTGGGATCTGGCCTATGCCGTGCAGATGATCCGGGCGCTGCACCAGGCACTCAACCTCAACCGCAGCGCCGTCGTGGGCCTGGGCCGCTCGCGCGGCAGCCTGCTGATGCTGCAGGTGCTGACGGCCGACCGCGCGGACCCCAATGCCACCACGTATGAGGGGCGCCAGTCCAGCCAGCTGCGGGCCGTGGCCATCATGCAGGGCCAGCTGCTGTTTTCGGCGGCCGATGACCCGGTCACCGGCGAGCCGGGTTTCGCGCGCAAAGCCATCGTGCCGGCCGACTACAACGCGGCCGTGGCGGCCAACCCCGATGACCCGCGCATCTTTGCCCAGCCGTCCATCTACACGGCGGCCAAGAGCACGCAGACCAGCGCCCTCATCATGTACGAGCATGAGTACACCTGGCTCAATCGCCTGGTGACGCTGGCCGAGTACAACAACACGGGGGTGGTGGCCGACAAGGTCCACTACCAGGACGCCGGCCTGTGGTTGCTGGAGGCCATGACGGTGGCGGGCAAGGCCTCGCAGTGCGCCATCAACACCAACGTGGGGCCGGGTGATGCCAACACCTACCTCAAGTACCTGGCCTGGTTCAAATCGATTTTGACCGTGCCAGCAGCCATCACGCGCCCGGTCACGGCCGTCGAACACGCGGCCATCGTGCAGGCCGCCGCTGATGGCTGCAACCTCTACTACCTGCCCAGCGACGCCACCGGTTGCGCGGTCAATGCCGACGGCACCGGCACCGTGGCGCCCGGCACCAAGGTGGCCGGCATCGTGGACTGGAGCAAGGGCCTGAGCAACGCCGTCAACGTGCCCTATGCCAGCCAGGCCGATTTGGCGGGCATGCCCAACACCACCCCGCAGCCCAGCGCCGTGGCGGTCAACGGCAATCAGATGGCGCTGGTCTGCGGCGTCAACAAATACCTGCAAGTCGGCCGCTCCAGCACCACCTCGGCGTCGGTGCTGGGTGCCATGCCGGGCGGCACCTGGGGCAGCGTGATGCGCAACCGTGCGCCGGGCAACTACCGGTTCAATCCGGACAACGTCACGGCCGGCGTGGTCGTCGCCACGGTGGACGCCGCCGTCCCCGTCACCGCCGAGCGGGCCGCCAAGCGGCTGGCCAGCCAAATCATGGGGGAGAGCTACCCCATCGTCTAAGACAGGGCGACCGACCAGGTGCGCGAACACCTGGCCGGCCACCAGCCCACAGACGCCTGTGGCCCAGTCCAGGGCCCTGCCACCTCCCGGGAGGCGGGGCGGTTTTTAACACAGACCGAGGCCCACACCGTGACCACCCCCATCATCCCCTGGCTCGGCGGCAAGCGCCGCCTGGCCGACCGCCTGCTTCCTCTGTTCCCTCGCCACCGCTGCTATTGCGAGGTATTTGCCGGTGGCGCTGCCCTGTATTTCCTCAAGCCCCCGTCTGAAGTTGAGGTCATCAACGACATCAATGGTGACGTGGTGAATCTCTACCGGGTAGTGCAAAACCACCTCGAAGAGTTTGTCCGTCAATTCAAATGGGCGTTATCCAGCCGTGAGTTATTCAAATGGCTGCAGGACACCCCGCCCGAGACCCTGACCGACATCCAGCGCGCGGCGCGGTTCTACTACCTACAGCAGCAGGCGTTCGGCGGCAAGGTGGCCGGCCAGACCTGGGGCACTGCCACCACCGCCCCGCCCGTCAACCTGCTGCGCATCGAAGAGCAGCTCAGCAGCGCCCACCTGCGCCTGACCAGCACCTACATCGAGCGCCGCCCCTGGCGGCACATCCTGGCCACCTACGACCGCAGCCACACGTTCTTCTACCTTGATCCCCCCTACTGGGAGACCGAGGGCTACGGCGTCGAGTTCGGTTTTGAACAGTACGAGCAGATGGCCGCAGCGCTGGCCGGCCTCAAAGGCAAGGCCCTGGTCAGCCTCAACGACCACCCCGACATCCGCCGGGTATTTAGGGATTTCCCCATGGAGCGCCTGGAGGTCAACTACACGGTAGCCGGCGGCGCCAAACAAACCGCCCACGGCGAGCTCGTCATCTGGTCCTGGGACGCCACCCAAGACCCCGCCGTCCTCATCTGA